GAAGCCGTTGGTGCCGTAGCTGCCAGCGTACTTCTTCGGCACCCACACGCCGGTCGTTGCGTCGGTCTGTCCGAAGGAGGAGGGAGTCAGGGCTTGGCCGACAACAAAGACAATTTCAGCCATGTAGCCGTCGTAGTAGAGACCGCTATCGCGTCTTCCAATATATTCAGTAACGCCCGATTGACCGAACGGGGTATTTGAATTGAGCGTAAAATCTTGCCCAATGTTAATGTCCGTAAGAAGAACACCATTGATATAGGTTTTCACCCTATCAGCGGCAGTCGCCTGCGTGGTGTCAAAGATTTGGCACAAATTGTACCACGCCGAGGGATCTCGATACACAGAGGTAGAGGTTCGGTTTACCGAGCCGTTGTTGTAGGTAAGGTTGTCTCCATTTGATCCAGCATTATCAAAGATCATGGTGATCTGATTGGAAGCCCCCGCAGATCCTGCGGAATTTATTGCATAGATGCTAGATCTTCCGCCCAAAGCGCCACGCTTCAACCAAATCGAGATCGAGGCCTTTGTTCTTGTGGCATCCGCAGCAGAGGGCGTGCGGGTCAGATACGCGCTGTTGCTCGCGCGAAACCGAAGCGAGTAGGGGATCTGGTAGCCCGCAAGCGAGGCCAGCAGCAGAGCGTTCGCGGAGCCGGGGACAATCATGGCGTCACTTCACGTCGTTGAGCATCGCCGCGGTGATGCGGCTAGCGCTCTCGACGTAGTAGAGCAGCACGTCCACCGCGCTCGCCGTGGTCGTCAGCGTCGGCGCGGTGCCGCCGGCGAACTTCCAGTTCGAGCCATATGCCAGGGTGCGGCTGCCGGTGCCGTCCTGGGTGATGACGATCGCGCCGGACTGGCCGGCGGTCTGGTTGGTCGGATTGGCGAGCGTGCGGTTCCCGCCGATCGTCAGGCTGTAGTTGTTCGCCGCTGCGAAGTCCGGCGTGATCGTTGCGCCGTCCGTCAGCGCGGTGATCGCGCCGCGATTGGCGACGGTGAACGAGTTGACGTCCGCCAGGCCGGGCACCGCGAGCGCCGTGCGAGCTGCCGAAGCGGTGGTGCTGCCGGTGCCGCCGTTGGCGATCGGCAGCGTGATGACCGCCGCGCCGGTCGCGCGGCTGAACCACTCGCACCGCCAGTTGCCGGAGCCCAGCGAACGGAAGCCGCCGACGTCGTTCGCCGCGGTGGTGATCGAGGCGCCACCGGGCAGGATCAGCGACGTGGCGTTGTGCGTCAGCGTCAGCGCGCCGTCGAACTTGAGCACCCGGTAGACGCCGGCCGCCACGCTGTCGAAGGCGGTGATCGTCGTGGTGCCGCTGACCGCCAGGTACTCGGCATTCGCCGCGCCGATGTTGCACGTCGCGGCCGAGGCGATCGTGGAGCTCGCCTGCACCTCGCGGATGTCGGCGAGCGCCTGGCGGATCGCGTCGTTGATGTTCGACGGCGGACACCCCTCGGCGATGTTGATCGACGAGATGGAGGTGTTGGAGCCGGCGGTCTGTGAGTAGTCGCGGATAGGCATGGTTCACCTCTGCCGTTGCGGCAACGCCGATCGCACGGCGGCCTCGTACTGGTTGATGACGTCCTTGAGCTCGGGCTCGATCGCCGCGACAGAGGCGAGGCGGCCAAGGTGCGCGGCGACCGCGTCCTGCCCGCCTCCGATCTTCATTCCGCTCGCCAGCCATTTTGCGAATGTCGGGTTCGCAAGCAGCTTGGCGGCGCCGTAACTGCTTGCGAACCCGCCGGCGCCAGCAGCTGCTGTCGCAAGAGCGCCCTCCATGCCGGCGCTGGCGCCGGCGCCGCCCATGCCGAGCAGGGTCGAGAACAGGGCGACGCGGCCAGTGTTGGACCGATTGAGCATCTTCGCGCTGTCTTCAAGCGCGCCAGAGATCTTCGCGATGTCGTCGAGCGACTGGCGCAACTCGTTGTAGCGCTGGCCGCCGAACAGCGCGCCCTTGGCTTCCGACGACATCTTTCCCCATTCGGTAGTGAACCGAGCGGGGGAGAACGCGCCGGTCTTGGGATCGACGCCGGTGCGCGCGACAACCGATGCCACGACGTCGTCGAACTGCTCCGGCGTCAGGTTGTAGCGGATCTTTCGCAGCAGCTGCCCGCCGTCCTTGCCAAGCTCGCCGTTGAGCATCGACAAGACCTTTTTGTCGAACTCCTGCGTCGCCATCTTCTCGACGAAGTCGAGCTGCTGCTGCATCTGCACGCGCGTGTAGCGGTTCGCGAGTTCCCACTGCTTCTGCGCGCCAGGCGAAGCACCGGCAATGCCGGCGTCGAGATCATCCGACAGAGACTTGTACATCTGCTTCAGCAGCGACCTGCTCTCGTCGCCGACAAGCACGGGGCGCTCGAGACGCGCGCCGATCTCGGTTCGCAGCTTGCGAACGACCTCGAAGGGGATGGTGCCGCCGGCAGCGTCCTTCTGCAGCCTCTGCAGGTAATCCATCGCCTCCGCGCCGAGCTTCTTCTGCATCTCAGGAGCGCCAGCAAAAGCGGCTGTTTCCTGCTGCAGAAACCCGAGCGTGTTGTCGACCTTGATCGGCGTCTGCTTGCCGAAGAACTGGTAGACGTTGCCGTAGAGCGTCTCCTGCCGATCGCGGAACCGCTCTCCGGCTTGCTGGAGCCCGCGGCGCAGCGTGTCGGCAAGCCCCTGCCCCTCCATGATCGTGCCGGTGTTGCTGGCGGCCTTGCGCGCGGCCGCCGTCACCTCGTCGATCGTCTTCGAGTAGGCGTCCTTCATCACGCCGGCGCCGCCGAACGAACCAGCTGCGCTCTCTGCCGACTGGATGACGCCGCTGCCAGAGACAGCACCTGCGCGCGGCGTGACGTCTTGGCGCTCGAAAGCGGCGAGCCTTTCGGCCGCAACCTGACCGCCGCCGCCGAGGACGCGCTTCGCGCCCTGCGCCAGCATTGGCAGGAGATACCCGCCAGCCGCGTTGACGCCGAACGTCGTCGCGGCGTCTGCGGCTTGGCGCCCGCCAGATCGCGTGTCGACGCGCCCCTCGACGTTGGTCGCGTACAGGTTCTCGAGTTCCCTGCCGGCGGTCGCTCCGGTGGCGGCGACTGCGGGAATGCCAATCGAAATGGACTTCCCGCCGGTCTGCGGTGCCATGCGAGCAGCAACCGGCGCGGCAAGCATTCCACCTAGAAAGCCGCCGACGGCCTCGGCCGCCTCTGGCCTGATGCTGTACAGGTCGCCGACATCCAGGCCGCGCGGATTGTACAGCGTCGGTCGATTGGTCTGCGGATCGGTGTAGATGAAATTATCCGGCCCGAATGGACGCGCGTCTGGAAAGTATGCGCGCAGCGTCGCCAGTCGGTCTGCCTGCGGCGCGCCGCCGACTGCTGCCCTGACCGAGCCCGGAGCACCTCTCGTGTCGACGTCCATGCCGCCATAGCCAGGCTGCACGATGCGGTCGGTGCCGTAGTTGATTGCCGGCGGCGAGCCGCCGCCGGCCGGCGCCACGAGCCGGTCGTTGCCGTAGTCGATCTCCGCCATGATCAGCCTCGGACCCGAAGGTTGCCCTGGTGGTCGCGGTACATCTGACCAGGCATCAGCCGGTCGACGTCTGCCTGAGACCTGACGATCGGCAGATTGATTGTCGGCGCCTTGTCGATGACGTTGTCGACGTTGAGCCCGCGCTGACGAGCCAGTGCCTCGTACTGAGCGCGCACCGAGTCATGCTGCTGCTGCAGCGAAAGGACGCGCGTGTTCAGCTCGTTCATCAGCGCCATGCGGATCTCTGGCGTCAGCCGCGCGCCGCCGGTGATGGAGTCGACCATCCCCTTGAGCCGGTCGAAAACTCCGCCGGTGCGCTGGATCATGACCTGCTCGCCCTCGCGGACGACCGATCCGGGGTCCATCGCCTTTGCGAAGGCGTAGACGAGGTTGAGGTCGCCGGCGAGCGTGTTGCCGGCGGTGGTCGCGGAATTGAATGCGGAGACCACCTCCTTGTAGTTCGCGACCTCCGGCATCTTGACGAAGTTCTGCCTGGCAGAGTCCTCCATCGACGCCGTCTTCTCCGGATCTCGAGGCGCGCTATAGACGACGCTGGGAGCGCCAGGCTGGCCCGCAGGAGCGCCAGGCACCGCCGGGGCACCGGGAGCACCGCCGCCGGGCTGTGGCGCTCCAGCGCCCATCCTGGGAGCTCCTGGGAGCGTCGGAGCGCCGGGCGCAGGGATCATGACCAGGTTGTCGCCGATCCGCTGGGGCGTGGAGTAGAAGCTGCCGGCGGCAATCGCCGCGGCCCTCGGGCCGGCGAAGGGGAGCGTGGCGGCTTCGCGAGCGCCGGCCTCGGCGCCTGCCCGCGCCGCGAGCTCGCCGGTGGAGACTGCGTCGAACCGGCCGCGCTCAGACGCCCCAGCGGTCATGCGTGCCACGAGCGCCTTGAACTGTGGCGTCTCCGCGCTCAGCTGCGCGACCGCCGCGTCTCGGACCAGGGGGTCGGGATGGTTCAGATTGCGCGTGTAGTCGCCGATCTTCTTGTCGAGGTCGGTCTTCGTCCAGAAGTCCTTCGCCATCGCGCCGGTCGCCGCTTCCGGGTTGGCGAGCAGGACGGCCCGCTGGCGCGGGTCCATGTTGGCGGCGAGCGAATTGATCGCCTCCTGCTGGCGCATCTGCTGCGCGAGCTTGGTCGCCGCGACGTACTGCGAGAGCGAGTTCTGCTGCGCCTGCTGGTAGGCGTTGAGCCCGGACATCATGCCGGCGCCCAGGGCTCCACCGAACGACCGCGGCTCGTAGGAGGGGCCGCCGGCCGAGAGCAGGCCGGCGCTCGTCGCCAGCAGGCCGGTCGTGAGCGGGCCGCCAGGGATGCCTCCGAGGAGGCCGGCGAGCATTTCGTCTTGCGTTGCCATCTGCGCCTCCGATCAGAACAGTCCACGGAGCAGCCCGCCGCCGCTGAATGCGGACGGCTTGCCGAACAGCATGTTCCCGAGCCCCGCCGCACCGGTCGCCAGCCCGAGGCCCTCGGCCAGCGGGTTGGAGAACACCGGCCGCGTGTCCGTACCGGTCGAGCCGAACTGGCCGCCGCCAACCAGCGCCATGTACTTGGCGAGCTTCTCCGCCGGCGTGTTCTGCTCGAAGTTGAAGCGGTTGACCTGGTCCTGCAGCTCGGCCTGGGCCTGCTGGCGGCGCGCATCGCCAACACCGGCGAGCGCGTTGAAGTCGGCGTAGTCCTGCGCGGCGAGCTGCGGCGCCATGCCCAGCACCTGCATCTGTCGCTGCCGCTCGTCGCCATAGTTGGCGAACGCCATGTTCTGGGCGATCTGCCCGACGTTGCGCGAGAGCACGTCCATGTTCGCGCCGCTGCCTAGGCGGCCGGCCGCGCTGAACTGCGACTGCACCGCGTCGATCGTGGGCTGCGAGGCGTTCTGGATCGCCTGCTGCAGGTACGGGTTGCCGCCCATGAGGAACGATCCGCCGAGCACGTTCGCCGCGTTCTGCTGGGCCGCCGCGGTGATCGGCGAGCCTGCGAGCGCGCGCTGCTCCATGCCGCGCAGTGCCATCTCCTGCTGCGGCGCGAACCCGACGACCGTCGAGTCCGGGTAGTAGGACGGAAGCGAGCTCTGGTAGAGGTTCTGTGCCTCCTGCGCTCCGTATTCGAGAAACGGCTTGATGAACGCCGCAGGCTCGTTCGTGCGCGCAGAAGTCACATACTCGGTCCTCGATCCGCCACCGCTCATGTCTTAGATCCCTCTCGTCATCAGCACGCGCGCGTCTGCGTGCTTCAGTTTCTTCAACCAGCCCTTTCGGCCGATGATCTCGAGCCGGCCGCAGCCGACGCCCCTCGCCCAGTCCTCGATCTGCCGCTCGATCGACCGGATGTCCTCGAGGCCGCCGGCGGCCAGCCAGACCCGGCACGCCTTGACGCGCGGGTAGCTCACGATCTCCGTCACCGCAGCGCTGTCGCCCTGCATCCACAGCTGCGCCGCGCCAGAGACAATGGCGTCGAAGACGTCCTTCTCGTCGTGCGTGCCGCCGTGCTCGATCGCCGGCGCCAGGATGCGCCGCGCCTTGTTCCAGCTATCCGAGAACGACATAGGCGAACGTGCGGTCCGTCTGCGCGTTGTTCGCGTGCGTCAGCGTAAAACTCTGTTTGCCGCGCGTGCTCACATACATGCCGCCGGCCGCCGCCGCCGCGTTCGCGGTCGTCGGCATGAACAGGATCACGCTGTCCTGGCCGGCGCGCAGGTCCGTCACCGTCGTCGTCGCCGAGCTCGCCGTCAGCGTCACGCTGCCGGTCGAGTTCACCTTGCCATCGCGCAGGCTGTTCACGACCTCGTAGACATCGCGCGCGCCATGAGCGAGCGGAAGCGCGCGGAACTGGTTGTCGGCCATCAGCGCTTACCCATGCGGCTCGCCGCCAGGTCGATGCCCTGCGCGTAGGACCACTCGCCGCTCAGGTTGAGCCGAGCGCGGTGGTACTTGTTCGCCGATCGAACCGGGCAGAAGCCTGCGTCGTTCAGCGACGACGCGGAGCCAAAGCTCACGCTGTCCTGCTGGCGCGCGCGCTCGCCGACCTGCACCGTGACGGTGCCGCCGGTCGTGTGCGGCGTGACCTGCGTCACCAGTGCGTGCCCGCCCTCGACGAGGTTGGCCTCGGCGGTCTCGATCGTGGCGGCGAGGTTAGACCCGGTGAAGGTGCCGATCTTGTTCGAGACGCCGCCGCCGAACACGAACTTGCCGAGCTTGAGCGCCGAGCTGTCGAGCGACACGCCGAGCGCGTCGAGCGAGCCCGAGATGCTGTCGAGGTCGTCGAGCGTGTAGGACGCATTGAACAGTGGCGCGACGAAGTCGTTGGTGACCTCCGCGTAGGCCCACTTGTCGATCGCGAAATTGTAGACGATCAGCCGATCAGGTCCGCCGCCGCTCTGCGCGGACGGGAACGACCACATGACCAGCTGGTTGAGCGGATCGACCGCCGCCGTGATCCGGTCTCGATACGCCGCGTTCGAGTTGTCGAAGAACCACCGGTTGACGCGCTCGCTGCCGATCGGCCTCGAGGCGTTGCCGTCGAAGACGTAGAACCCGTCCGACGCGATGTAGAAGCACGCGCTGCCGAGCTGCACGACGCTGCCAGGGTATTCGCAGCCTCGCGCGGTCTCGACGCGGTCGAACTGGAAGACCAGCGGCGAGCCGACGTACTGCATCCTGACGATCGCGCGCTCGAGGAACACCACGCCGAACTCGCCGCCGGCCAGGCCGGTGATGGCGCCGGCGTCGGCGATGTCCTGGTAGTCGGCCTGGTTGGTGCCGACAGTCCAGCTCGTGGCGTCGTTCAGCGCAGACCAGCGCACGCGGTACGGCGTCGCCGTGCCGCTCTCGGTGACATTGGCGGTCACGACGAAGTCGCGCACCGTGGTGATGAACTTGGACGACAGCGACGCGACCAGGTCGGCGAAGTTGCCGCCGCTGGCGATCGAGACGAACTGCAGCGGGTCGACGTTGTTGCACGCGATGAGCCGATCGCCGAACGTCGTGAAGTAGAACCGGTCCGTCGATGCGGTCGCGTAGCCGCCGCTCTTGCTGACATCCGCGAGCGCGCCGGTCGCCTTGACGAACTTGAACAGCTTGGACAGGCCGCCGGCGTAGATGGTCACCGTGCCGGCGGCGCTCTTGGTCGCAGCCAGGTTGGTCAGGCGCTCGCTGGCCGCCTGGGACAGCGCCGACAGGTCGGGGAACGGCTTGTAGCCGCGAGCGGCCGGCAGCACGTTCTTGGCGACCGTCACGCCGGCGCTACCCAGCGCCGGCTGGTCAGGCAGCCATTGTCCGAGCTCGATCATGCCGCCTCTGCCCAGGTCTCGTTGCCGTTCGCGACAGTCGACCAGGCTTCTGCGCCGGCCGCCGCCTCGCTCCAAGCCTCGCCGCCCGTGGCGACGTCGCTCCACGCCTCTGCGCCAGCCGCCTGCGGCGTCCAGCTCTCTGCGCCCTCGACGCCGAGGCCCCAGCCGATCCGCAGCGCGGCGGCGCTTGCAGCCGCCGAGCCAGCTGCAGACGGCGTTGCCAGCGCCAATGCTGACGCCACGGCGGAAGCCGTGGCGGCACCTTCTGCAGTTGCGCTGGCGGCGCGGAACATGACCGTCGCCGCCGATACCGTTGCCGTCCCGGCGCTGGCGACGAGCGACGTTGCCAGCGTCGGCACGGCGATCGCCGACACGCTCGCCGAACCAGCCGACACATCCGCGCTGGCCTGCACGAACCTCGCCGCCAGCGCGGCGGCCGTGCCAGTCCCTGCAGCCGTCGCCTGGACGCCGACCGTGGCGCCGCTCGAGGCGATCACGCTCGAAGAGCCAGCAGCGGTAGCCGTGGTGCCAACAATCCGGGCCGACGCAGCAGCACCGGCCGCCACGCCAGAAGCAGCGGCGGAGGTCGAGGCCAGCGCGCATGCGGCAGCAGACGACGTCGAGGCTCCGGACGCGACAGAAGCCGACGCGCCCGCAACCCTGGCGGCGGCCGCCGATACCGTCGCAGAGCCTTTGGCGAGGCCCAGGTCGTCGATCGTCCCGTCGAGAGCATCGATAGACGTCGAGAAGCTATCGAGCGACGCCTGCGGAAACGCCGCGACGACCCTTCCAGACTGCGCCGAGCAAGTCGCGACGCCGCGCGACAGGCCGATGATGTCGAGCGAGTCGGCTAGCGCGTCGATCGACGTCGTCAGGCTGTCGAGCGAGATCTCCGGCGAGGCTGCGACGATGACAGCCACGATGCGTCAGTCCTCAGTGACGATGGAGCCGGACTTGACCCGCGGGATGACGCCAGACGAGATCGCGATGGTCGGCGTGATGCTCCCCTTGTAGAGGACGGTGCCGGCGCCGCTCGAGCTCGTGCCGATCGAGAAGTGCGTCGCCGTCTCGCTGCCTCCGGTCGCCTCGGGGAAGTCCACGTTGGCGGCGAGCGAGGCGGTGTTGCCCGAGATCGTGAAGCCAGCGACCGAGCGTGCGACAGCCTGTCGCGCATAGCTCGTGTAGGCGCACTCGCTGGTGGTCTGCGAGCCGGCCTCGCCAGGGTCGCCCGTGTGCAGCGCGAGGTAGAGGCTGCCTGCCGTGCTCGAGCCGCGCAGGCCGGTCGCGTCGCCGACGTTCGCGATGTTGCTGTTGTTGAACAGCAGCTCGAGCAGGCTCTGCTCGAAGGCATTGGACTTCGACATGGCGGGCTCCTTACGCGAGGCGCATGACCAGCGAGCTGCCGCCGAACTTGGCCGCGTCCTCGCTGGTCGTGATTTCGGTGAGAGCGCGGCTCCACAGCTGCTCGAACTGCGGCACGCGCGGGTCGTCCATCAGGTAGACAGCGGCCGCCGCGAGCGAGCCGTAGAGGTAGGCGTCGGGGTATCGCGTCAGCAGCGTGTTCGTCGGCGCTGCATCGGACAGCGCCGGCACGCCGGTGAGGTAGGTGATCTCCGCGGTGTAGTCGTCGTCCGGCGCCGGCGCGAACTTGATCTCGCTGCCGATCACCGTGTAGGCGCGCGGCATGCCGTTGCCGCTCGACGGGTAGGTGATGTCGATCGCCTCGGGCGACAGGTAGTCGAGCACCTCGACCGGCGACGTCTGCAGCTTGACCGATCGCACCGACCGCAGGTCGCTCGGCAGGAGGACGTATGCGTCGCCGGCCGTGAGCGTCGAGGTTGCGCGCTTCTCCTGCGTGCGCGTCTCGAGCGCGCGCGACATGCGAGCTTCTGCGAGCGCGATGAACTCAGGGATGCGGTCGGTCAGGTCGCTGCGCGCAAGCCAGTTCGAGACCGCGGTCTTGAGTTCCGAATAGGTCGTGATCGCCATCAGATGCTTGCCCCGATGGTGCGGAAGTGGCGGTAGTCGCGATGGTTCACGAAGTGCCGCCAGGCCTGCGGGTTGTCACGCGGCCAGCCGAACTCCTTGACCTTCGCCCAGAAGATCGCCGCAGGGATTTCTGCGTATTTCTGCGGTCCGCGGTGACGCAGAAAAGAGCCCTTGCCGACGTCGTTCTGCGCGTTCTTGTTCGCGTCCACGATCGCGTCGACGTTCTGCTCGAGCGCGAAGATCGGCGTGTCGCCGTCCCACTCGAGCCACGTCCGCGTGCCGGTGGCAGGGTCGCTCTTCACGAGCTTTCGCATGGAAGATCCCGTGCGGTTTCTTGCAAGAGAAAGGGGCGGCAGGTTTCCCTGCCGCCCCCAGGTAGGCGTGCTGCTGGCGACGCTTACGCGCCGGTCAGGTCGTACACGGCCGCGTGCGCCTTGGGCGCCGAGACCTTGAGCGACCACTCCGCGAGGATCGCGAACTTGGTCGCGTCGCCCGTCGGCGCCACGTCGGCGACCACGAAGTTGCGGTTGGGCAGCGTCGTGATCGAGGCGTAGTCGGTGTCGAGCAGGAACAGGCGGTCGTTGCCCTGGAACCGGTCGACCACGACGTTCAGCTCACCGAAGTCGGAGCGATACAGGGACACCGCGCCGACGTAGGCCGCGTCCTTGTTCGCCGACGTGATGATCTGGTTCGTCGCCACCGAGGCCGACGACAGGTTCGAGAAGACCTGCTTGTTCGTCGGCGACATGGTGATGATCGACGGCTTGCCGCCGTCCTCGAACGCCGCGAGCATCGCCGCGTCGATCTGGCTGATCGCCATCGCGCGGTCGGTGCCGGACAGCGTCGGCGTGTCGGTGCCGTCGCCAGTCGGCGCGGCGGACGACGCCGCGACGCTCACGTTCGTGATCCAGGTCGACAGCGTGCCGGCCTTGCGCGGATCGCTCGAGCTCTTCGCCACGTCCGACACGAGGTACTTCTCGATGTCGCGGCGCAGCTCGAGGCCCTTGAGCGTCTTGACGTAGGCCGTCTCGCGATCGCGGCCCGCCTTGTCCACCGCGTCGAGCGTGCCGGAGACGGAAGCCGCCTTCACCGAGATCTGGTGGTAGTTGCCCATGCGGGTCGTCGCGGAGGGGTTGACGTAGCTGTAGTCCGCGCCCTCGTTGTTGTAGTTCGTCGCCGAGGCGGCGGCGAGCTCCTGCACCTGCCACTCGGAGTAGACGGCGCGCGCATTCTCTTTCTTCAGCGCCGAGAAGATCGGCGTGTCGGTCGGGTCGATGCGGTAGATGACGTCCGCGAGCTCTTCGCGCTCGCCGACGGCGTCGGAGGTCTTGTAGGTCGCCATGTTCGATTACCTCTGCATCAGGAAGTCGACCGCATCCTCGATGCGACCGGACTTCGACAGCCGGGAGAGAGCCTCTCGGCGGGCTTTCGAGGAGGTTTCGTTCTTGCTCGGCGGCATGCCCGGCCGCGCCATCGCTGGCGCCGGCCTTGGCGTCTGCTTGTCCGCAAGGTTCTTGCCCATGAGCTCGTCATAGAGCATCGCCTTGCGCAGCACGTTGACCGCTCGGTGGTCGTAGGACTGCGCAATCTCCTGGTCGGAGAAGCCAGCCCGCTTCGCCCACGTCACGATCGCCTCGCGCTCCTTCGCTGCAGTCTGCTCGTCTCGCCATTGCGGAATGGCCTCGACGAGCCGCTGCCGCTCGACTGCCAGGTGCTGCTCGAGCAGCGCACGCTGCTCGACCTGCTGGAGTTGAGCGAGACGCGCCTGCTCGCCCTGGAGTGCCTGCTGCCGCTCCCGTCGATCACGCCAAGCATCCTTCTGCCTGACGTACTCAAGCGGGTCTTCGGCGTAGAGCTTGTTCCAGTCGGGCTCCGGCTGCGTCTGTGCTAGTTGCGTCTCGAGCTGACGCAGCGTTTCGGCGTAGCGCTGTCTCTCGACACGGGCCGCGGCGAGTTCCGCCTCGGCCTGCTTGCGCTGCTCCGCGATCGCTTGCGTCTTGCGGGTGTAGTCGGCGGTCCGCTGATAGCCGTTGAGCAGCTCGTCGAGCGTGACCTTCTGTTCCGTGCCGTCCACGCGGACGGAGAACGTCGGTTGCTCTGGCTGCGTCGGCTGCGACGCCGGCTCATCCGTTGCCTGCTGGTCACCGGTCGCGGCGTCCTCGATATCGCCGCTCGGCTGATCAGCCGGCTGTGTTTCGTCGGTGGTGGTCGCGGCCTCGGTCGGCTTGTCCTCCGCAGGAGGGGCGTCGCGAGACAGCAGGAGAGATGCAGCCTGGTCGAGGCTGATCGGCGCACTCCCCGCGTCGGGGTTGGTGCTGGTCGACATGTGTGTGCTCGTGTGTAGTGGCGAGATCCCTTGCGGGTTGTCTCAGCCTCCCCTTCAGAAGACCCGGAAGCGCCGGGTCTTCAGCTCCTCGAGCTCGCGCGCGGCAACCCTGCCGCCGGCCGCGACCTGCTCGATGTGCTTCCTGACTGCACGCAGGTTGTGCTGCAGCCTGTAGATCTCCTCGCGCTTCGCCGCGTCGGACGGCGACGTCGCCGCCCAGGCGTCGGCGTAGGTCGCCGCCAGCGCGTCGAACGTCTCGGCGAACAGCGGGTCGCGCATCAGCGCCCCCGCCTTCGCACCGCGGTCGACGTCGAGGCGGAGCTTTTCCATCAGTACATGCCCGTGTCGCCGAGCGTGTCGGCGCCTGGCGTGCTGCTGTAGTCCATGCCGCCAACTGCGGTCGGGCTCTCGCCAGGGCCGTAGCCGTATCCGGCGGCGCCGCCGAACATGCCGGCAAGGCCGGACCCGATCGGCGCCGCGCTCACGACCGGGCCGACGTCCATGTTGCGGTCGACTCCGTAGCCATATGCCAACTGCGCCGTCTCTGGCGTGATGCCGAGTCCGCTCGAGTTGCCGATGCCAAGCGCGCCGAGAAGTCCGCCGCCGAACATGCCGCCCAGCTGCTGGCCGAAGGTCATGGCCGGAGCGCCGTAGAAATCGCGCATCGCCTGGTTCGCAGCGATGTTGTTGGCCGCCATGCCGAGCCCCAGGGCGCCAGCACCAAGGCCAATCGGCCCGCCGAACAACGAACCAGCCATTAGGCCAGCATTCATCCCGCGATTGATCGGCGTCGCGCCGAACGCATTGCCGGGCGTCCTGTCGATCGAGTTCATCGGCCCGCCAGGGAATCCGCCAGGTCCGCCGCCACCCTGCGGCGCGAACGCCGATGGCGGCGGCGCGAGCTCGGACGCAACGGGCGCCGGCGTGATCTGTGCGAACGGGCCGGGCGTGTACGGGCGCCCGGCGGGGTACTGCACCATGTTCTGGCCCATGCTCGAGAGCCACTGCCGCTCGAGCCGGTCGTACTCGCGCATGTACTGATCGAGGAACTGGCTGTTGGTGCCGGCGCCGGGCGTCGCCGTCGGCGCGGTCGAAAGCAAGCCGGTGATCGCCATCAGCTGGGCCTCGCGATGTTGGTGCTGGCGCGCGGGTTGAGCATGAGCTCGCGTTGCTTGAGCGCCATCTCTGCGGCGAGCTCCTGCTCGCGCAGACGGACATCCGCCGCGAGCTTGACCTGCGCGATCTTCATGTCGTTCGCCGCCTTCGCCTGATCGGCCTGCATCTTCGCCTGCACCTTCAGCATCTCGAGGTCGGCCGGCGACGGCCCTGCCTGCTGGCCCTGGGCCAGCGCCGCAGGATCGATCTCCGCGCTGAAGAACTGCTCGCTGTTCTTGAAGCCGGCCAGCGTCACGATCTGCTTCAGCGTCTGCAGGTACTGGTTGGGGCTGACCACCGGGTTGTTGATCCCGAGCTGCGCGATCAGCTGCTCCTGCTTGCCCATGATCATCATCAGCGCCTGCATGCGCTCCTGCACCTGGCCGGTGCCGAGCCCGACGTTGACCGAGACGTCGTACTCGGTCTTCCAGTTGCGCGGGTCCATCGGCACGAACTTGCCGCGCAGCCGGATGATCTTCGCGCGCTGCTCGTACTTGGTCGCAAGGTGCAGCAGCCCCTTGAACAGCGCGCGCATGCCGGTTTCGGCGAACACGCGCGCGATCATCTCGATCTTGCCTTGTGACGCAGTCATCTGCGCCTGCACCGCGATCGCGGTGGTCGACTGCAGCTTGTCCGCCTCGAGGCCCATCGACGCGCGGTTGATGCCGGTGCGCTGCTCGCGCACGCCGTCCAGGTACTCGAGCATCGGAAACGCCTGCTGCGCTACCAGCGGCACCGATAGCGGCGACACCATGCCAGGCGCCGCCGCCCTGACGATCCCGCCGGGGCGGTTGGTCAGCAGGTCGTCGAGGTTCACCTGGCCGTCGACCACGACCACGCGGCTGTTGTTCGACAGGTACAGGTTGTCGAGCAGCTGGCGCAGGACCGTCGACTTGATCAGCTGCAGGTCCATCACGAGCTCGGCCAGCGATCGGCCAACCAGCTTGTGCGGCATCAGGATGGGCGACATCAGCGCGAACGGGATGTGGTCGAACGGCTCGTTCTCCACGACCTCCATGTCGTCGCCCAGGCACACGACCCGCCGCAGCTCGGCGATGCCGTCGCCGTCGACGTCGACGCGCACATAGCACTCGGTCACGAGCACGCCGCGCTGCGAAACGTCGGCCGGGTCGTTGTCGGCCAAATCAGCGAAGCGACGGTTGCGCTCCGCATCGGTCTCGAGGTCGCTCGAGGCGCCGGCCTTGCTCTCGACCAGGTCGCGGTCGTAGCCCATTGCGATGAGGTCGCTCGCCGTCATCTCGGTGCGATGCGCCACGAAGCGCGCGTCCTCGAGCGAGCGGGCGCGCTTGTTCGCGAAGAACTCTTCCGGCGGCACGTTGTCGATCTTGATGCAGCCGTACTTGCGCCGCCGCCGCACCGTCACGTCATGCGACACGATCGGCGGCGACATCATCGCGCCGGACATCGGATCGACGACCGCGGCCTGCACGATCGTCTCCTCGTGCTTCACCATCTCGAGCGCCGCGTCGCTGGTCAACAGCGCGAACTCGGGATCGGACAGGCCCTCGTATTCCTCGGTGCTGGTCTCGACCTTCTCGTCCCACCAGTACTTCACGACGCCCATCTTGTTGAGCAGCGCGTCCTTGAACCAGTTGTGCAGGATCGTGAAGCCCTGGTTCTCGTTGTTGAGCACCCAGTTGACGTACTCGCTCGCCTGCTCGGCCGCCTCGACGTCCTCGGGACCGCGCGGCATGAACCGCACCGCCTCGTCGGTCGAAGCGAAGATCCGCATGAGCGAAGGCATGACGTACTCGATGGTGTCGGCGACCTCGGTCGACACCACCGACGAGCGGCCTTCCTGCTCGTTGCCGAACTTGGCGCCGAGGTAGTAGTCACCGGCCTTCTGCCGCTCGTTGCCGAGCTGGTTCGTGTGGTAGTCGCGCGCGTCGTCGAACTCGGCCCGCAGGATCGACTGCAGCTCGCCGTCGTCCATCATCTCGGACGCAAGGGGGGCGTCGTCAATTTCCGAGCCGCTGTACTCTGGATTCATGTCCATGCTACAGGTCCAGACTCATTGACGGGGATGCTCAATGGGCGAGCTGATCGAACTCGGTGTCCACCGAGCGAAGCGGAACGGCGAATACGTCAGCAACGAAGAGGCGCGGATGATCCGCGGCTTCATCGGCTGGAAGATCGAGAACAAGCGCGCGATGGATGCGCGAGACGATGCTATTCGGGCAGCCCGAGCCGCTCGCCGAGCTCAACGGCAACAGGCGCAGAACTCAGAAGGCTGATCGCGCCGGTACGCAGAAGGCGGACCACCTCGGCCGGGCTCGTGCCGAGCTGTGCGGCCTTGGCGTTGATCAAGTCGTTCATGTGCGCCGGATAGCCGTAGCTCTCGGCCGGGATCGAGCCTGCGCGATATGGCACGCCGTACAGGTCGCCAGTCTGACGCGCGCGTTCGCGAGCGCCGGTCCAGCTCATCGAGGAGAACCTGCCAGGCGTGTCGCCCTGCGAGCGAGCGACATCGGATATCGCCTGCTCGATCAGACGGTAGTTCCGAGAGTCTCCGATAACGCCCTCTTGCGGCGCGACATACACGCCGCGAGTCGGATCTTCCGCAGTGCGAATGTGCCAGCGATCGACAACGACTGCGTTCGGGTCGCCCATCAATGCTTGCCCTTCGCGATTGACCTTCTCGCGCGACAGGGCCTCGAGATCGCCGCGGCTGGTGCGCGCAAGGTTCAGCCTGCGAGACTGCTCGAGCGGCATCTGCTTGCCGGGAGCCAGCGACAACAGGCCCTCCGGCGCGCGCCAGTCGGGCTGCACGATCGGCTCGCCGGCGATTTGCCGCCGCATGTACTCGGACGCCTGCTGCATGTTCACACGCGGCGGCGTGTTGGGCGCCGTGGATGCCGTGTAGCCGGCAATGTACGGAAGGTTCTGCGTGCCGTAGACATCCTCGACGACCGTGCCGCGCATCGGCCACCATTCCGGCGTCTGTCCCATGCGCCGCATGTAGTCGTAGCCCTGCTCTGCGAGCTCGGTCTGCCTGCGCGCGAACTCCGGCCCCTGCACGAAGTCCTCGAGGCGCCCGACCGGAAAGCTCTTGCCAGCGCCGACGTCATAGCCAGCAAGCTGGCCAGTGCGCTCGCCGAACTTGGTCGCAGCGCGGATATCCTGTGGCTCGAACTTGCGAGAGACGTCGAGATAGGTCTTGCCGCTCTCCGGATCGCTCCATGTCCCAAAGAACTGATCAGGACGGCTGAACGCCTGCTGGTTGGTCACCGCATGCTCGCCGATCGCTGCGCGCGTCAACGGCCCGTCCACAACCATGTTGCGCGGATCGGTGTTCGCATACTTGCCCATCATCAATCCGGTCGATGGGATCTCGCCTGTTGCGAGGTTCACGCTGTAGCCGCCCTGCTGGCGCGTCGCATTCTGAATGCGCCCGGCGGTCGTCTGCTTGTACAGCCCGAGCAGGTCTTCCGCTGCCTTCCTCTTTGCCGCCATCGCCTCATCCGGATCGAGCGCCATCATTGCGCCGCCGGTCATGGCACGCCGCGCCGGCGTGGCGAGCAGGCCAGCCGGTCCGCCCATCGCGGTGCCCGCCACCATCAGCCCGAGGTCGGTCATGTTCTGCGGGATCAGCATCTGACCGGCGAACTTGCCGGCCTGCAGAGCATCCTGCGCGATGTTCATCATGCCCGTGCGCGTGTCGGTCATGGGCGTCGGGTAGACGCCATAGCGCAGGTAGAAGTCGTCGCGCAGGTTTCCGGTCGGCGAGTAGTACGGCTGGACCATCCTACTTGCTCCTGTTCCGCGCCGAGATCGCGCGCGCCTTCGCGCGCGCATCCGCCTTCGAGGACGCGCCCCAGGCCTGCAATGACAGCAGCAGGCGGGTCGGCTTGCCCTTCTCGTCGCGCTCTGGCCCAGGCGCATTTCCCATGCGCGCGAGGAACGACGCACGACGCGGGTTGTCGCCGCTCTTCACCGGCGGCCGGAGCGTGCCGCCGGTCGCCGCCTTGTACGACGCGCGCCCCGCAGCGTTCAGCCCGCCGCGCGGGTTCTGGCCCGCCTTGCGGGTCCATGCCGGTGACTTCATACGATCCAGGCCCCCTGGCCGTAGTCGAGCGACTTCTTCCATGTCCACGCGCCGCTCGAGCCCGTGGACAACGCCGCGCCATTCGCCGCGAACGTCAGGCAGACAGCGTCCGCCTTGTCCGGCGACTTGCCGCCGCGTTTCTTCATCTCGTCCTTCGAGTCGACCTTCAGCTTGCCGGTCGACAGGATCTTGAACCGCGGCGTGCCGAGCTCCGCCGCCAGCTCGTCGTCGTCCGGCAACGAACAGCCGCGCGCCTCGAGCCACTCGCGCACGCGAAACCACAGCTCGTCGCGCAGGCGCAGGTAGCGCTCGCCAACGGCCGGCGCCTCCGACACATTCACGCCCCGTACCGGCAGCCCGAGCTCGCGCAGCCGGTCCAGCACGCCGCTGCCCAGGCCGATCGAGTCGACGTAGATCGCCGCCGGCCGGGTCTTGAAGTTGCAGACGCTGTACTCGTTGAAGATCCGGCCCGCCGTCTCCATCAGGTCGGCGCCTTGCCAGGTCTTCACCTCGATCAGACGCTCGCCCTGGCGCTTCGCCAGCGCGGAGCGGTCGTCGCCGTAGCGCGCAACGTCCAGGCCCCACACGATCGGCGTGGTCGGCGCAGGCTCGATGTCGCGGTCCATCGCCGCGGAGATCAGATGCGCCGGCACGACGCTGTCGTCGTCGGCCAGCGGGAACTCGCCCTCCACCCGCACGCGGTAGACGTTCGAGCCCGCGCCGTAGCGCTGGGCCATCTCCGCCAGGAAGCCCGGCGACACCTGCGTGCTGTCCGCGCAGCCGACCTTCATCGTGTGCCAGGACGCAGACATGCGGTGGAACGCGTCGTAGAAGTAGCCGCTGGTGCGGGTCGGGTTGCCCGTCATCACCGTCTTCGCGCCGGCGGTCGACATCGCGCCCTGCCCGACCTCGAACACGAGGTCGTCCACGCCGGACGCCTCGTCGATGACGAACAGCATGTTCGTGCTGTGGAAGCCCTGGAGGGCCTCCGGCTGCTCGCGCCGGGCCGTGCGGGCCACCGCGAAGCTGTCCGGCACGCCGGCAACCTCGACCTTGTCGCTCTTCACCTCGAGAAGCCGCCGCAGCACCTCCGGCATCCGGCGGTGCCACTTGCCGATCTCGGACCACAGCACGTCGGACAGCTGGTGCGCCGTGTTCGCCGTGGCGGCGATCTTCGCCGGGTGGCGGGTCATCAGCCACCACAGCACCAGCCACGCGAGGTAGGTCGTCTTGCCGACGCCGTGGCCGGAGCGGATGGCCACCTTGTCGTTGTCGCGCACCGCCTCGAGCGCCTTCGCCTGCCAGGGCTCCGGCGTGGCCTGCAGCGCCGTCTTCACGAACAGCACCGGGTCGTCCGCCCAGGCGGCGATCAGCTGCGCGAACTCGTCGGCGGTCGGGGTCGCCTGCTTCGCGATCTTTTTCGCGGGGGGCATGGGACTCCGGTTGGTGTCGAGGCCCCGGTAGGGGGGGGTGCTACTGGGCGGGCCGCTGCAGCCGCCGCCCCCGCCGCGGCCGGGAGGCCGGGGGGGGTCCGGCCAGGTGCCGATCGGCGGCCGGCCGGCGCCCGGCAGGCGGCCGATGGCGCGCAATCGCGCTAGGATGACTCAGGAACGCGGGAAGCCGCGGTAGCGCAGGCTGAATACACCCCGCGCCTTCCGTTGCTCCTGAGTCATCCTAGCGCGTCGCGGCCATCCGCCGGCGCTGGACGCCGGCTCGTGCTGCTGCGCGCCATCCCGCCGCCTGGCGCACCGCGGTGCGTCGGCAGGCGGTCTGAGCGCGGTTCGCGCAAGTCGTTGAGATTGCAGCGAGTGTGCGCTGCACCATCGCATAATGATGATTATCGAAAATGCGAAACCCTTATTCCACGGGCTTTTCTGCACTTTCGAGGCCCTCGGGATCGGGCTGCTCTACTTCCGCGTGTTGCTGCATTGCACCATTGTCGGGCGTCACGTCCACGATCGGCGCCTCGAGCTCGCCGCCCTCGGCGCGCCGGCGGCGCTCCTCGTTCACCGCCGCCAGGATCGCCGCGAAGCCCGCCAGCAGCGAGCCGTCGCCCGACGCCTCGATGTGCGCCACCGCCTTGCCGTCGAGGCGCTCGGCCACCGTCTTCATCGCCTCGAGGTCGCCGTCGACCGCCTTGTCGACCAGGCGAAGCGCGATCGCGTCGAGCTTGCGCCAGCCCTTCTGGTCGCCCGCGCGGATCTGCGCGCACGCCGCGCGCCGCACCGCTTCCTCGAACAGCTTGCCGGAGTAGCGCCCCGCGCCTGCCCGACCGGCCATTATTCTCGCGCCATCTGGTTGAGGCGATACTGTATAACACGGCGGTTCCGCCGCGCAGTTCGCCAGACTGCCAAGATCATGCCGATCACCTCCGTGACCTGTCAAGCCCTAGGTCGTCCGCCGCCGCTTCCAGCGCCAGCTTGAGCGCTCCTAGGCCATGTTCCTGCGGCCATCCCATGCGCGCGGCCCAGCTGCTCGCGCTCTCGCGGTCGCACGCCACCGCCACCACCACCGCCGCACCGATCTGCCCCCCGCACCGCGCCAGCACGCGCCGCAGCTCCATGCGCGCATGCGCCTGGCGCTCGCTCGCCGCCATGCCGACGTTGCCGAGGACGCCGGCCTGCGTGCTCGGGTTCCAGTTAGCCGTGACCTTCGGCTCGAGCCCGGCCACATGCCACAGCGCCGCGATCCGGTCCGCCGCCGCCCATTGCCGCTGCGTGATCCAGCCCTGCCGCAGGTACCGGTCGACCGGACGTTGCGTCATCACCCGCTGCCCGTAGCTCCGCTGCGTCCTGGCCCTGCCGCCGTCGATCGAGAACAGCAGCCTCTCGCCCATCTCGATCTCGTCGTGCTGCGCCCGCTCGGGTGTGGCCCGCATCATGTCGCCGAGCTCGATGACCTCGGCCGCCTTCCGCCTGCGCTCGACCACGACACCCTCCATCCGATCCCGCCGCCGCCCCATCACCCTGCCCCGTGCAGATCCGCCGGCAGCTCGTCGCCGCGGGTCCAGTCGAAGTCCGGCGACCGCATCGCCACGACCTCTGCGCCCGGGAAGTGCTGCTTCACCGCCGACACCAGCTGCCTGCCTGACAGCGCCACGCGCACGAGCTCCTCGACCGTCCACACCTCGAGGTCTCGCCGCTCCCGCGCCACGATCCCCGCCTCCGGCGAGGTCCGGCACACGGCGATGGCCCTGCCCTCGTGGCCGACCTCCCAGACATCCGGCAGCAACGGCCTGTGCCCCGCCGCGATCGCCTCGGCCTCGAGGACGGCGATGGCCCTCCTGACCGCCGCGCCCTGGTTGCGGATCGCCGCGAGGTCGTAGGCCTCGCAAGCCCGGCACCATGCCAGCCACTGCCTGTCCCACCGCGCCCTGAGGTCGTCATCGACCAGCAGCCTGAGCCGGCCGACGCCCCAGGTCCGCTCCGCCGTGCTGACCGCCGCGTCCACGCCGTCGAGGATGGCTTGGGCGAGGGAGAGCTCCGCCGCCTTCATGGCGTCACCGCAGGTGGAGCACTTTTTCTTTTCTCGTTAGCGGCACCGCCACCTCTGCTCCACCACCCCCACCCCCTATAGGGGTGGTGGTGGAGCAGCAGAAACAGGTGGCTTGCTCCAGTGTTTTGAGGTGGCGCAAACGAGGTGGAGCAGTGGAGCATTACGAACTCCTCTCGGGCAGCTTCCCGGCGAAATAGTGCGGGCGCTTGACCCGTTTTGCGTCGGGGTGGTCAGCCCTGCGGAGCACGCCAGATCGCTGCCATGTCGCGAGCATGGACTTCACCCTGCCCTTGTTTCGTTCCGCTTCCTCGATCCCGCAGATCTTCATCACCTGCCACCCGAACCAGCTGTTTTCCTCTGCCTCTGGGGACCATCGCTGCGGCCCGTGCCTGTCGAGGTAGTTGTAGACGTCGCGCATGTGCTGCTCGGTCACGCCCTCCCATGCGGACGGCGGCTCCCAGGCCGTCGCCACGCCCACCTTGTCGCCGCCCTGGTCGGAGATGCCGGAGCCGTTGCCGAGGTCGACGGAGACCAGCTCGATCCAGCTGGCATGGTCGGCCGGCGGCGCGAGGTTGTTCTTGGCGTTGTCGACCCTGACGAACCGGCGCCGCTGGGTGTCCTCGATGCCGAGCTTGGCGGCCTCGGCCTCGGTCATGGTGTTCATGACGCGGGCGGTGCGAACGGCGCCGATGATGGCGGAGCCGCCGCGGACGCTGTCGATCGACCCTTCCTCGCCGTTCAGCTTGCGGAAGTGGTGGACGAGCACGATGCAGCAGCCGGTCAGGTCGGCGATGAGGCGCCAGAGGGCGAGCACGGCGTTGATCGCCTGGTTGTCGTTCTCGCTGACCGAATGGCTCGCCACGAACGGGTCGACGATCAGCACGCCGATCTTGTTGGCGCGGATCTTGGCGACGATGGCGTCGACCATCGGCTTGTGGATGGTGATGCCGTCGCGGGTCTGCTGGGCCATGAGCAGCGGCTTGTCGCGGCCGGCGTCCACGAACAGCCTGCCCTCGATGTCGGCCTGGTCGAGGCCGTAGTGCTTGGCGGCGGCGCCGATCCGGCGCTCCATCTCGTCGGCAGGGTCCTCGAGGTTCATGATCCAGACGCCGGTGCGCTCGGCCGGGGTGATCCCGAGCAGCGGCTTGCCGGTGGCGATCGACAGGGCCTCGACGACGTAGAGGGTGGTCTTGCCGGCGCCGCCGGGCGCCGCGAGCACGCTCACGAAGGACCGGATGTAGCTGTCGGCGTAGAGCCAGCGCCTGCGCGGGATCTCGGAGGTCGGGCGGATCGTGAAGGGGCGCGCGAGGTCGACCGGTGGCTCGTCCTGCTGCCCGCCCGGCCAGCCCGGCCCGGCCTGTCCCTGCCCTCCCTGCCCGGCCTCGAACCCTCCAGGATTCCCGGATGGTTGCTGCTGCCCCGCCGCTGGCCCAGGACGCGCGGAAGCGCGCTGCCGTGACTGGTAGCCCTCGACCAGCTTCTCGAGCTCGCCGTGGCCTCCTGCGGCCGCCTTGCGCGTCCAGGCGGCGCACTTGGCCCGCATCTCGTCCTGCGCGTTGGCGGCGGTGATGCGGCCGGGGCGGGACAGGTCGACCTTCCGCTGAAACTGCGGCCAGGCGACGGCGAACAGCTCGTCGGCGGTCGGCCAGGCGCCGGTGGTGCCGGTGAGCTCGACCGCGCAGGCGTGCACGGTGTCGCGCATGTACTCCTCGCGCCCGTCCTCGAGGCGCGCCTCGAGCACCC